CCCGCCATACCATAAGGGGGGGGGATATATGGCAAAAGTAGACGCAAAAATGACACAGGCGGTAGTTGTAACCTTTAAGAGCCTAGTCAAAGAAAAAGAACTACCGAAAAATGCGAGTAACCTACCGTTTTTCGGTGATGTAATTAAGACAAAGGGCGGGGCGCATATTACCTATAAGCCCGTAAAGCGTTCAGACGGTTCAACTGAGTTACACCCGTTAACTGTTATGTGGACGGATAACGGGGTAGATTATTTTATCGACCTTATGGACGCAGGGTATGATAAATGACGTTTCACCTGCGCAGGCTGAGAAACTCTATCAAGCCGTCTTAAATTGTGATATAGAGGTTATCCCGTCTGAACTAGACGGGGTGACCGTCATTAAAGGGCGTACATACCCGTTTAGAGACTTGCTAAAAGAGTTCGGTGCTATATGGGATAGCGATACTAAAGAGTGGTTAGTAGACTTCTCAGACGCAACTGAACTAGGAGACTACTTTCTAAGCCTGTTCTAAGGCGTTCTAAGCCCCTATATTGCCACGGCTGGATAACTTACCCGTAAAACTGAATAAATGACGGTAGAAAGCCGTGTGACGTTGCTATACAATGGTTACAGCGTCCACGGCTTAACGTGGATAACCGTATTACCGCATAGTGAGCGGTTTACAAGTCAACTTAGACGGGAGAAATGCAATGCAGGACATTCAGGACATTCTAAAGGCTCAGGGTATTGAGGTCACAGAAGAGCAGATGAAAGCTATTAAGAACGGCGTTCTTGAGAATTACCGTTCCAAGGCTGAAACCGAGGCTAAGGCTGCTAAGGTTAAAGAACTTGAAACACAGCTGGAAAAGGCTAACGCTGCACTAGAGAGCGCCTCAAAGGTAGACCCTGCTAAGTCTGAGGAAATTGAAGCCCTCAAAACTCAGATTGCTGAGTATGAGAAAGCAGAAACAGAGCGCAAGAACAAAGAGGCTGAAACCGCTAGCCGTTCGGACTTTAGGGCTAAGTTTGACGCTGAAATTGGTTCTAAGAAGTTCGTTTCTAAGGTCGTAGGTGACGCAATTTTTAACGCTGCCTATGCAACCGCTAAGGCTAACCCTGATATGAGCATTGCGGACGTACTCAAAACCGCTACAGGTGACGATAAGGGTATCTTTGCAAACCCACAGGCTGACCCTCAAAAAATGCCTATGGGTGAGCCAACGGCTCAAGGCGTTCAGCCTATTCAGTCACTAGAGCAGGTTAAGGGTATGAGCGTTGAAGATGTGCGCAAGCACATGGACGAAATTAACAAGTTACTGAACAAGTAAGGGGTTCTAACATGGCAACTACTAAGTTTGTTCCACAGATTTGGAGCGCAAAAATTCTCGATTCCCTCGATAAGGCACTTGTTTATAACAAGCTGTTTAACACCGATTATGAGGGCGAGATTACAGAGGCGGGCGACACCGTTCATATCGGTTCTATTGGTAAGGTAACTGTCAAGCCTTATACTAAGGGTTCAGCTATTGCAGCCCCTGACGCTGTAAACGTTGAAGACCAGACCCTTGTTATTGATAAGGCTGAGTACTTCAATGTTTCCGTTGATGATGTTGACGCTGCACAGTCTAAGGCTAACCTTATTGACGGCGCTACCACTGAGGCTGGCAATTCCTTTGCTGATTCTACCGACCAGTACCTTGCTGGCGTTCTTGCTGCTAAGGGTGGTGTTAAACTTGGTACTACCGCTACACCTATTACCATTACCAAGGAAAACGCTTATGACACTCTGATTGACCTCAAGGTTAAGCTGGATAAGGCTAACCTGCCTAAGACTGGTCGTGTTTGCGTTGTTCCTGCTGAGTTTGAGGGATTTATGCTCCGTGACCCTCGATTTGTCGCAGTCTCTGACGCAGGTGAGCAGCGTCTCACTGAGGGTACTGTTTATCGTGCTGCTGGTTTCGAAATTCAGACCTCTAATAACGCTCCTAGCCCTGCTGCTAACGTGTTCACCGTTATTGCTGGTTCACCTGTTTGCGGTACTTTTGCTAATCAGGTTCTTAAGACTGAGGCGTACCGTCCAACTGACCGATTTGCTGACGCAGTAAAGGGCTTGCACGTCTACGGCGCAACCGTTACCCGTCCAAACGCTGTTGGACTTGCTTACGTTAAGTTCACCGCTTAAGCGCTACCCCGTCTGTCAATTTAGCCCCTGCCTGCTAAAATGTAGGTAGGGGCTTTTTACTAGAGAAAGAGGGTTGTAATGTATCTGACCTATGACAAATACGTATCTATGGGCGGCAAACTGAATACCGCTGATTTTGCTAAGGCTGAGGCTGAGGCTGAGAGTTTGCTCGATGTGTGGACACTCAACCGCCTAAAGTCGCAAAGCGTTCTAAGCGATTTAGAGGCGCAAGGTTTGGGCGGTGCGGTAAGTAATGCCACAATGGCAATTATCGACCGCCTAGACGGCATTAGAGAGGCTAGAAAGGCTATTGCTAGCGGTCAAGTTGTAACCAGTTTCAACAATGGCGTTAATTCTTTCAGTTTTGCTAACGGCAATACTACAAACAATCAAGCTGAGATTGAGGCTTACGTGAGAGTTTGCGAGTTGCTACCGATTGACGTTGTTTCGGCGTGTGTTTGCTGGAACAATGCGAGGTAGACGGTATGAATATCAACACTTCACGTCTATTAAACCGCACTGTAACCGTTATCAACCGCCTAG